GATATCATCAATGTCAATCGCTGAACGCCTTTTTCTAATGATCTTTCTCCATCTATACCATCAACATCTTCTAGTTTAGGTCTTCCTGTACCAGGATCTGCTTTTTAATCTTAATATTCCTATATAAGAATAGTTATTTAAAATTCTTATGTCGGAAGAAGTAAAGGAAGAAAAGATTGAGGAAGAAAAACCTAAAGGTGTATTTGCAAAAATTAAAGAAAAATTAGTACCAGATCAAGATGAGCAACAAGCCATCATAAGTACATTTGTTCGGCTTGGTATTTTGGTCTGGAGTGGTGGTATACTGACATTAAATTATGTTACAATTCCAGGTTTCCCTCAAGGTAAAATAGATCCGACATTTATAGCCTCAGTTTTTACTGGGGTTTTGGCTACATTCGGGGTTCAGACAGCTAAGAATAAGTCGAATGGTAATGGTAATGGTGCTGCTCCTGCTGGTGGTGTAACTAAAAAAGATATGGAGATGTTAATTGAGAGGGCAACTCAGGCAGCACCTGCTCAGACAATTAGAATTGAGCAAGCACCATTACAATTGACACCTCAACCTCCTAAGAATCCAGAACCTCCTTATAAGATGTAATATGTGGAATCTAGATATCAAGAAGGCATTTCATGATCTCAAAGAATGGGATAAGAAATGGGCAAAGAAGATACAAGAGAAATTTAATTTATCTGATTATCAAATGCTTTGTCTTGCTTTTGCAAAGGGATTTGTTCTTGGTGCGTTGATACTCTAACAGAGTTAGGAAGTCCACACTGAACTAGGCAGAATTACTCAATCCGTGCTATAAATATTTGTAGTATGGGATTGAAAAATCATGCCCCTAACGCAAAAAAAGCATTACACAGTCGGTTATCACGACACACAATTACATCACTATGAAATCTGCGAATATGCTGTAGATTCATATGAAGCAATACAGAACAGTAAAGAGGATGTTTCTTATTTAAAGGAGCATCCTCATTCTATTGATTACTGCTGCACAGAAGAGGTTAATAATATATCTCATCTTATGGCTGCAGGTATCCCAATGGGACATTAATCATGAGTAGAATAACAAAGAATAAGCATGAGATTATGTGGTGGATGAGTAGGTTAACTATTATGGGAACCTCTCTATCATTAGGAACATGGCTTGCAGCACAGGCATATATTTAGACACTACTGCTAGTGTTATAAATTATATTAATTACGCATATTAACATATGTTATCAACACAATATCGTTTAAGGTTAACAGCAATCTGTAAAGATATAGGTGCTGGAGTGGAAGTTAGTTTGGATGATATGATATGGGCAGAGAAATTAGCAAAGGCAAATACTGCTGCTAGAGGTATGTTGAATACGGCAAGAAGAATATCTATAGATCCAACAGATTCTTTTCTGAATGAGTTGAATATTGGAGACCCCGATTCAACTCATCATCGTAGGGGTTTTGGAGATCCACAAGATGTGGTAGACTGGTTTCACAATGAGAGGTCTGATGACTGGAGACAAAGAGATTAAAGGTTACACCAAAGAAGATATTAAAAGGATCTTAGGATCTTCTTGGCCACAAATGCCTGAAGATCATGAGACTGGTAATCAGTTAAGAAGAAGAAAGGGTAGGGAGATGAGAGAAGGGAAAAGACCTTATCCCACATACCCTGCAAAGAAGGTAGGTCCAAACTTTGATGAGAATGGAAAATATATTTACCCTGAAGGCAGTGGATTTAATTATATGGATAGATTAGATCCTAATTCTGAATGGGGTGGTAAAGTATCATGAGTGAAGTAGTATGGTCTGTAAATATAATGTGTGCCATACTATTAGTGGGAGTAGGAGTTGCACTTTACTACATATTCATGTATGATACTTGGTATCCTAATGAGCGACGAAGTGAAGATAGCAGTCTTGGAGACGCAAGTGGAGAGACTTTTGGAGAAGCAGAAGGAACTCACTGAAAGAGTTCGTGCAAATGAAAAGGTAGTTGCTGCTATAGGTCTTTTTGGATCTGTAGCAGTTGCTTTTATTGGGGCAGGATATTTTGCACCATCAGCAGAAGCATGTAGTCCTCGTTTAGATGGTGAACCTACTTATTGTCCAGACTTTGATGATGTAGTATTAAGAGATCCATCACCAACTCTGAGAAGAGAACCTACTCCAGATTATAGTAATGGACAGAAGCAAGAATTTAAATGGGATCCAAATCAAATGATCCAAAGTATACGAGAGCATGAAGCAGAAAAAACAAGAACTCCAGCAGAAGATTCTATAAATAGTGCGTTAGAAGACCTTTGGGAGGATACAGAAGATGGGAGCAATGACACCCCCGTCACGCAAGAGTTGTTACAACTTCCGAGTGACAAAGATAGTGAAAGTATTGGACGGAGATACGATAGATGTTCTGATAGATCTTGGATTCGATTTATACAAGAAAGAACGGGTAAGAATTGCAGGAGTAGACACTCCAGAAAAGAGGACTAGAGATTTAGAAGAGAAGGAGTTGGGAATACATGCTACAAATTGGATGAAGGATAAACTAACTGAAACTATTAAAGGAGATGAAGAACTCACTATTAGAACAGAACTTAAGGGTGGCGTTGGGAAGTATGGTAGGCTTCTTGGGTGGCTCTATGTTGGCGATGCTGATATTTCATTAAACGAACAAATGATTACGGAGGGCTATGCTTGGGCATATGATGGAGGAACCAAACAAAAAAACTTTGAGGAACTACGTGAAATTAGGAGAGCAAATGGGACTCTGGTCACTGGTTGATCAAGAGGTTATTGATTTAAGAGGTAACTCAAAAACTCAAAGATTAATTATTTCATGGGAGAATGATGATTAATGGACATACAAAAGATTGCTACTTATGGAACGGCAGCTGCCGTTGTAGGAACTGGTACTGTTGTGGGTGGTAATGTTGCTCTTGATAATGCCACTGGTGGGCCTGAAAAAAGAATTAAGGCACGACAAACAGAACTTCAACTCATAGTAAGAGAAGAAGTTCGTAGTGCTATAGCAGAGATGTTACCTAAATCAACAGGCGGTGTTGTTAGAAGTACGGCACCAGGAGATTATCGTGAAGAAGTCCCAAAATAATACTAAGAAACAAGTCATTGATCTTATAAGGATTGTAATCTTATTCCAGTTAGGAATAGTAGGAGCAACTATATTTGGTTGCTTTATGCCTGGTAAGATATGTGATTCTGATGTGAAGCAACACATTGCTAACATGATGACTGTTATAACTACTTCTACATTCGCATTATATGCCGCAGAAAAATGAAAAACATTCCAATACCAGTACTTACATTCTTAGCAGCACAATTGGGTGGTGCTATTTGGTTTGCTGCACAGTTAGATTCTAGAGTAACTAGTCTTGAGACTGAAGATTACACATCACAATTACAGATGATAAAAGAAAATCGTAGATACATCCAAGAAGCAATCATGCCTAGCTATGAAATTGGTGACAACTGGGATAACCCACACCACAATAACTGGGTTAAAGCAGGTGGTTGGAACGATAAGTAATGAAAGGTTACACCAAAGAAGACATTAAAAGGATCTTAGGGTCTTCTTGGCCTACTATGCCTGAAGATCATGAGACTGGTAATCAGAGAAGAAGGAGAATAGGTAATGAGATGAGAGCTGGGTTGAGACCTTATCCCACGTATCCTGCAAAGAAGGTGGGGCCAAACTTTGATGAGAATGGAAAGTATATCTATCCAGAAGGATCGGGATTTAATTATATGGAGAGATTAGATCCTAATTCTGAATGGGGTGGTAAAGTATCTTAATTATTTTTTTCTTACTTTTGCAAAGTTAATTCCAACTAAACCTTTTTTCACCCGATACTCATTTGTTTTTAACTCAGATTGAGTAGGTTTATAAGGAGTCTTACCTAGTGCTTTATTAACTTTAGTCAACACCTGTTTGATTGCAGGTTTAAAAACCCTTAGTAGTAAATCTGCTAGGGGTTTTGCTAATAGTGCAGAAGCACCAGCCACTCCTGCAATAGATGCAGTAGTCATTGCAACCTGTGCGGAGGGTAGATACTGTTCTACTATATTAATATCTTCATATAATTCTACACATATCCATGTTCCTTGTTGTGTCTTTTGTAATTCATGACCTATTACTTTTTCTTTTTCACTAGGACCTACTGCACCAATACGTAGAGATGTGGGACCAGGACAATCAGGTTTTTCATCACCTGTCTTGGGAATACTTGGTGTTTCTGGTGTATCAATATCTGGTTCTGGTGGTGGTGCAACAGGAGGTGCTTTACTTTCAGTAGTTATAGTTAATTGGTCTGGTTCATAATTCATAGCAGAGTATGAAGGATATGATCCATCAGGGCAAAGTGTCATTGCATTTTTAGAATCATTCTCAACTAGATCTTTATCGATTGGAACACCAGTCTTATGTTTTTTATTATCCTTGTGCATTTTTACACAACCAGGTATATCCACAACAGGATTACCAATATTAACTACTACTGGTGGAATTAAGTTATCAACATTAGGTTGATTAACCATCCAAGATGGAATATACACATTTGGGATATTATTACTATAGGTTTCAGCAACTTGTACATTCTGTACACTCCAAATATTTTGAGTAGTTATTGGATATATTCCTGTATTGTTGGTATTAATATTACCAATTCTTGGTATACTCATCAGTCTTTAACATTACCAATAGAGAATGTTCCTAAGTCGTCTGCAGTACCATTTGCTTTAACTTCTACTTTTTTAACTTCTTCTTTAGGTGGTTCTACTTTAGTTTGATTAGTACCAAGACTATGCATATGAGGAACTACTACACCAGCAGGTTGTGTTAATACAACATCAGCACATACAGATGCATAAGGTGATTTTGGATGGAACATTACTCCAGCCTTCATGAGCTCACCACAATTTTTGAGACGAGCTAATTCAAAGTCCAATCTTTTATTCGCAGTCAACTGTACCATTTGATTGATACTTGCCTGTGCTGCTTGCTTACATTGCTCCTGTAACTTCTTATCTAATGGTCGTGACCATGTAGCAGAGACACCTAATGATACGTTATAACTATCTGACTGATTCGTTCTTGTGGGCATATAATATAAAATATTTCCTGGATTGTCTATCTGTCCATCATCATCAGCATCATGAACATCATACACTGGATCGTCATAGTATGCCTCATATGGTCGTTTAAATGCCATACCGCCAGTCACATATGGTGTGACATTCATAGTCGCACCTTGACATTGGATGCCATTACCATA